CAAGAAAGTTGAGGATGTGGTTACCAAAGGCGCTAAGAAAGCAGAAGGTATGGAAAAAGCATCCCCTGAACCACCAGCTGGTGGAACAACTGATGCCCGTTCCGCTTCTTCACAAGCTGAGAAAGTAACAACCAAACCTCCCGGTCAAACCACTAAGGAAGAGATCGAAGTAGAGGAAGAGGAAATTCTTATTTCTGAGATTGATGTTGAAGAAGATGTAACCGCACTTCTAAGTGGTGAAGAACTCTCTGAAGAATTTCAAGATAAAGCTCGCACCATCTTTGAAGCAGCGATCCGTAACAAGGTTGCTATCGCTAAAGAAGAACTTCAAGAAGCATACGAAACTCGCCTCGTAGAGGAACTAGAGCTAGTACGTGAGTCAGTCGCTAGTAGAGTTGACGCATACTTGGAGTACGTAGCCGATGAGTGGATGGCTGAAAACGCCATCGCCGTCGAACATGGACTAAGAACTGAAATGACAGAGAGCTTTATCTCTGGCATGAAGCAACTATTTGACAACCACTATGTTTCAATCCCTGAAGAGAGATTTGACGTAGTAGAGTCCATGGTTGAGAAACTTGATGAAATGGAAGAAAAACTCAATGAGCAAATTGAGCGTAACATCGTCCTAAACAGCCGTTTAGGTCAAACTGTTGCTGAAGGTATCTTCTTCGAAGTATCTGAAGGATTAGCTGAAACCCAAAAGGACAAGCTACTCGCCCTTGCTGAAAACGTTGAGTTTGATAGTGAAGCAGGTTATCGTGAGAAACTAGAGAGTCTCAAGGAATCTTATTTCCCTGGTAGACCCTCAACTATTGCGAGCAGAAACAGTGTAGAGGACCTCACTGAAGAGGTTAATGTTGGTGGGGAAACCCGTCAGGTTAACGGAAACATGGCCGTCTACCTACAGACACTCAATAGAGTTTCTAAAAAGTGAATTCTAAATTATTAGATCAAACAAAACATTTTTAACAATAGGTTTTTAAACAAATGTACAATTCCGCAAACTCCGAATTTCTCCAGGAGAAGTGGGCACCAATCCTCGAGCACGGTGAGTCCATCCAGGACGCACACAAGCGTGCCGTAACTGCCCAACTTCTAGAGAACCAAGAAGTAGCTCTTTCCGAAGAGCGTGCTTTCCTTTCAGAAGCCCCAACAGTAAACACCGACCCTAACGCAACTGGCAACGCTGGTTTCTCTGGAGCTGGTGATCAATCAGTAGCTGGTTTTGATCCAGTACTCATCAGCCTCATTCGTCGTTCAATGCCTAACTTGATGGCATACGACCTTTGTGGTGTTCAACCAATGAACGGTCCTACCGGTCTTATCTTCGCGATGAGAAGCCGTTATGACTCACAGACAGGTGATGAGACCTTCTACAACGAAGTCGATTCTGCCTTCTCCGCACAGAACCAATCCGGTACAGCTACTCAGGGTAACTACTCTGGTCAGGTTGGCGCTGGTAACACAGTTGGTTTCGGTACAACCGCACAACGTGGTTCTAACCCATCTATCCTCAACCCAGAGCCCGGTGACCAAGTTGGTTACAACGTTGGACAGGGTATGATGACCCAGGACGCTGAGAACCTTGGCGAAACTGGTACAGAGTTCAATGAGATGGGCCTCTCAATCGAGAAGGTCACCGTAACTGCTAAGTCACGGGCACTCAAGGCTCAGTACAGCATGGAATTGGCTCAGGATCTCAAAGCGATCCACGGTCTAAACGCTGAAGCTGAACTATCTAACATCCTCGCCTCTGAAATTCTTTCAGAGATCAACAGAGAAGTTGTTAGAACTATCTACAAGTCAGCTGTATTCGGTGCTCAGAACAACGTAGCCACTCCTGGTGTATTTGACCTAGACGTCGACTCCAATGGTCGTTGGTCAGTTGAGAAGTTCAAAGGACTTATCTTCCAGATCGAAAGAGACGCTAACGCGATCGCGCAACAAACTCGTAGAGGAAAGGGTAACTTCATCCTTTGTTCCGCGGATGTTGCTTCAGCTCTAGCCATGGCTGGTGCACTTGATTACACCCCAGCACTCAACGCTAA